ATGGCAGATGATTTGCAGGTGCGGGTGATGATGGAGCGAGTGGAACTGATAGCGTGGTTGACGACGGAAGGGGTATGCAGGGAACGCGATCGGGAAATCGCGCTTAACCTGATTGCTGAAATCGCAGCGAATAACACTTTATCTGATAATCAATTTTCGGTCGCTTTTTCGGCCGTATCGTTTGAGAATTAAATTATTCAGGTGACTATATAAGAACTGTGATAATTACAAATTAATTTAGTATTGAGCACCTGAATGTGTAGCGTTTTCTGACCGCCAAATGACAATGTCAGGCAGAAAATAAGCATGATTAACCAGATACAGAAATGAACATTACTCCGACAGCGTAAATTTTATGTACTCTGGCGGGGTTTTTTACCTCTTGTATTTACCGCATTACGGATATGAGCATTGATCAGGACATAAGGGAGGAATAGTCTTAGCAATTATCTTGTCTGATTAAAGGGAATTAATATGAGTGATGAAGAGGGAGTATCAATAGCCATTTCACCTGTGCAAATAGCGGCAATACTGCACAGGAAAACGGTGAGTGAAGGAGAGACCTGGAGCAATCGCCTGTGGGGCGGTCTGGGGGTTATTGGTGGGGTGGTTGAGTCATTCGGCGCTGGTGCGCTTTGCGTAGTACCTGAACCAACGATGCTGTCAAAAGTCGGGTGTGTAGTCGTTGGGGCGCATAGCCTTGATACCATCAAGACGTCCTTCAACCAGATGATCACCGGGCGTGAATCGCAAACAGCGACCGCCCAACTGGCGAAGTTAGCCGCTGAACAGCTTGGAGCCGATACCGGCACTGCATATAAAGTCGGGGTTACGTTTGATCTGCTGGTTCCGCTTGGCTTTGCCAGCGCCGCAGGTGCAGCACGAGTCGCATCGGTATATTCAGGCCGGATTAGATTGATGGAGCACGAGGGCGGGGCACTGGGGCATACAATTACGCGACACGTTGGCTTGTCTCCAGCGCAGTTAATCGCCCGTTTTTCTGAGCCTCGCTCACCCAAAGTTTCCAGTACGTTTAAAAACCTCAAGATGGCAGAGTTAGTCATTTCAGAGGTGCTTTCCGTAAAAAAATCCCAGCTCGCTTTTGCCCTGAAGTATTCTCATTCCAATACAACGCTTGTGTATGCTCACCGGTTCTGGTTTCCCATTGGCACTTATGTCGAAAAAGGCAGTACGGTAGTCAAAAAAGCTTATGGGGTTCGCCTGGTAATACGTCCAACGACTTACGGTGGTAAGCTGTATTACATTGTCACTGCATTTCCAACACCTTAAAGGAAAGATTATGGATGCCGATATGAGCAAATCCTGCGAGATGGACAATCTTGTTGTGGCTTATTTTGGACAGGATTGCGATATTTTCGATGCGGATATGGATTTCGACAATCTGCTGAATGAGTATCTGGCGACATCGCATCCTTTCAACCTGCGAATGCTACTGGCTAACATCCAGGAGTTTGAGCAGCAGCCTGACGGACTGGCCGTCTTTTCCGAAAGATACAAATACGACTTCTGGCCTGACAGATGGGATATGACCGCCGAACAGTGGATCGGTATAGTCAAAGAACGGGTGATCAATAATCTTCATGCTAACGGCCATTCCTCCGAGTTGTCCCACTTCTAAAGCGCTTTTGCCCCTAAGTCAGCCATGCATGCAACTGGTGCATGGTTTTGCATGCGTAGATCCCCCGCATGGATCCTTTTCAATGCCAGCTCTGACGCGGTTTCGGTAGGTTCATGCAACTGCATTAAAAACGATGCACAAAGCGGGCAGGCGAGGCGGGGATAGCAGTACGTGGTGCGCGCTTAACAGGTCGCTTTCGCTGACTTTCTTGATATTAAAAAAGTTGTCTTTGGTTGCCACCTCACTGAGCGGGATAATCTTGATCCCGTCTGATTTTCCGCTGGGTGCGTAAAAAAACAGATTTTTAAAATTCCCCAGGCCCTTTGAATTACGCATCGCATCGCGCATCGCTTCTACGTCGGTACTGCTCTGTGCAGCGTCGGTCACGTACATGATGTAACCGGCGTGTGCGGCGTTCTGGTAATACTTGCGGCGGTACAGGGTTGCCGACTCGTTAAGCCAGGCTGAGTTAAGCGCGCTAAGGTATTCCGGCATCCCGAAAATTTCCTGATTGATGTCCGGCTCCATCAGGTGAAAGACCGAGCCGTTTTCAAACGGATGCGGCTGAATAAACGACGGCCCCCCCCAGTAATCCCCCTCGACCACGCCGCGCCGGGTGTATTTGGCCGGTGAGGTTTCCAGTTTCAGCGCGCGGCCTGTGGCGCTTCTGCGCTTTTCTAAAAGCGCATTCCCGAACACCAGAAAATCAAGCGCAAAGCGGCTGAAATCCTGCTGCGATATGCAGCGGGTTACGGAGGCATGGCGGTTTCTCAGATGGGCGTGTGTATGATGGGGGCTGGTATCGCTGCAACGGCTGGTGGCGTTATACAGATGCTTTCACCGCAACCAGGAGGAATAGCCAGGTAAGCAGGGTGCTGATAATAAAGCGTCTTATGCCTTCGGCGAGGTAACCAATACAGCTTCACAGGGTTACCCTGTACCGATTGCCTACGGAAAGCGTCGCATCGGGGGAGCCATTATTTCTGCGGGGATTTATGTCGAAGACAAAATGTGTTCTGCAGCTATGGCCGGTGGGAATGCAATTTACCCGGGAAGTAGTGATCCCATTAGGCTTTGGGCTATCTCCATAAGAAGGCATTGAGCCAGCAAGTTATGAAGATTTTCCTGTAATGGTGACTTTCACTGTGCCGCCGTTTGATGTGGTGGTAGATACCTGGAAGAATAAAGACCGGCAAAGGCATACCCTCTGTTTCGCCAGTTCATCGTGGGTTGGGATCAGGAAGATACGTTTACTAACCAGGTTTTGATGGGGTTTTTATATGCCTACCCGGGTACTGATAAGGCTATGTTCAGGGCATGGTGCGACCATATGAAGGAAGTATTAACTGCGCGCCAGCTTGCTTTCCCTTTAGTTTCAAACTCTATTAACTGAGGCCAGTATTATGCTAAGGCAAAAGGTCATTGAGGTGGCGCTGATAATTCATTATCAGACGAATGCGTGTAAATAGAGGAAGATACTCTTTCCAAGGGTAGGCAACCTACCTTATTTCTTTAAAACACAACATGCGTATGCACTTAAATTAAACCTTAAAATATAATGGCACACTTTGTAATACTTGATACACATCATCATGTAAGAATGGTGGAAAATTTGCCTTTCGCGCTGCTGATATCGCTGCACTACAAAGTTCAGGATCCCCGCCTTCTGACCTAACATCCAACAGTAAGCCATTTGGCGCAAAGTGGGCGCGAAGATTACATGTTTGTCCTTTAAATGATTGAGCGTGCGGCAGTTGTTGGTCTATTGCATTTCTAATTCCATCTGCTTGAGCCATCACCTGCTGATTAAATGTTGCATTTTCTGGAATGGTGATTTTAGAGGCGGACTTAGCGCACGCGCTTAAAACAAAAATCACTAAAACTATTAATATCTTATTTATTTTTTTCATTCGCAACTTCGAAAAAAGATGGTTTAACCGTTAATTTGGTTCGTTATTGTTCGCTTAGTTCAATGATTGGTGAGTCAGTGGTGCATTCAATTCAATAAAAAATACGCTTTCCCATGCCGATTAGCACCTTTTTAATCATACAGTTAACTGATTATTATCAGTTCATGCTGTACTTTTAACTCCCCGCGTCTTTCACACCATCAGCGAATCCTTGATCATACCGGGATACACCGGCTAACCCAGCCACAGCAGGCGCTGTTGGCACTACAACATTCCCTTGAACAGAACGGAAACCATCTTTGTATCCCCGCACATACTCTTCACGGAAAGCCGTTGCTTCTAAATCACTATTTGGCATTACTTTTACCTTTCATACCTATCTATACTTGGCTGCGATATCCTATGAGTATCCTGGAAAAGACTAAGGGCCTACGATTTCTCATAAGCCCTTGTTTTATTTGGTGGCCCCTGTTGGGTTTGAACCAACGACCAAGCGATTATGAGAACCATAACAACCAACAGATAAACAATGACTTACAGAATAATCAGTGACTTAAGACACCAATATCAACCGATATCACCCAGTATTCTTAAGTTGCTGCGACACTTTTGCGACATTTTAAGGGATTAAGCCTTAGTGCTTCTTCCAGGTGGTTTGGCGCAAAGTGGGCATAGCGCATGGTCATTTTAATATCAGTGTGACCGAGGATTTTTTGCAGTACCAGTATGTTGCCACCGTTCATCATAAAATGAGATGCAAAGGTGTGCCTTAGAACGTGTGTTAGCTGGCCCGCTGGTAAATCAATTCCCGCTCGTTCAAGCGCGGATCTGAAGGCGTAATAACAAGGCGAAAACAGTGCGCCAGTCTTTTTTGGCAAAGATGCAACGATATCGGGATCAATGGGGATTGTTCGGTTCCGCTTTCCCTTTGTCTTGATAAAAGTAACTTTTCCAGCAGATACCTGACTGCGTTTGAGTTTTTCAGCTTCGCTCCAACGCGCACCAGTTGAAAGGCAGATTCTGACAACCATTTCCAAATCTTTAGCGGAGCTGTTCCGGCATTCTTCCAAAAGAGTATCTATCTGCTCGCCAGTTAAAAAAGCCATTTCGCTTTCATCTGTTCTGAACTGGCGAACGTTTTCTAGTGGGTTTGGGGCTTCCCACTCGCCTAATCTCTTCAGCTCGTTAAACACAGCAAGAAAATACGCGTGCTCAAGATTCATAGTACGCGGTGAAACCTGTGTGACACGTTTTGTTCGGGCAAATTGGCCATCCAGCCTTTTAGCTCTATAAGCGGTAAATAGTTGAGCTGAAAATTCTCTTGCCATTGGCGAACCCATACACTCAACGGCCCAAAGCATGGCGCTTTTACGTTTTTCACCATCGCGTAAGGTAATGCCGTGTCGTTCAAACCAAAGATGCACTAAATCAGAAAGTCGGCGTTTATCTTTGCCGTCACCGAGCCACGGGGAATCATCGACCTTTTGTAGCGTATAGTTTTCGAAAGCTAACGCCTCGCCCTTAGTGGAGAACTTTTTGCGAATACGCTTGCCGTCTTTTCCATTACTACGGTCAACAGTATAAAAATCGGCTATCCATTGACCGTTGGACAGTTTTCTAACAGACATAATTAACCGTTAAGAATGCGGTTCTTTTGAAGTTGAAATTCATCCTCTGTAAGGATTCCTTCATCTCTCATTTTTGCTAACCTTTCGATTTTACTCATAGCATCATCAAAAGCTTGGCTTGTTCCGTTAGCCTGTTCTGTTCTTTTAGTTGATTGTGATGTGTTATTTCTCGTTGCGTTAACCAGGTTTGTGAAAGGAATGACGGCTGATTTAACTACGTTTTTAATCTTATAGTTTTGCCCACTTGTTGATATGAGTATTTCGCCAAGTAATAAGCCAGTCTTTCCGCCTACGCTGACAATATTATTAAGGTTTACATCAACCTGTTTGACTCCAAATATCATTCCTTTATCTAAAAATATAACTCTTTGATTTGTAAGGGCTATAAGCCATGTATTACCATCCATAAAGCCGCTGGCGACAGCAAGCGGTGTTTCACCGCATTTAAAATTTTAGGTAAATGGAGAAATTCTTTTTTAGTTCCGAATGAATCATCCCCGGATAGTTTCGCTAATCTTTGAAACTCTTTTTTTAGTTCTGATTCGCTTGCCGTGGCATAATTAATCATATCTAAAGTTCCTTTTATTTAATTGTTAAAACAACTCTACCCAATACTTTTATATCATCTATGGCACAATCAAAGGCCATTCCCACACCGCTGACTCTAACTTTTTTAACTGGTATACGTGTTAGGGTTCGGATACTAGTTTTACCTTCAATTTCAACCAACCATTCATCGTCATAAATTTCTGTGAATGATTTATCAACGATAAATTGATCTGTTCCTTCTAAAACACACACTGGAGATAGGGGTAGTGTTTTGCCGGGTAAAAAAGAAACTTTGTCCAGCATATACATTCCAGCTTCGTAAAGCAGACCATCAACAATTTTACGGCGGGGCATTTTCAGAATATCAAGTTCTTCATCATCAAATTTTCTGCCCTGACCGGTGGCCAACCATTCAAGTGAAGCGCCGGTTTCTGCTACGCATCTGACAACCATATCAGCAGGGAACCCGCCACGTTTGTAACGGCCCGCCAGACTGCTTGATGCCATATCAAAATGCTCGGCAAGCATGAGCTTTGACGTAAAGCCGTAAGCATCAATGACCCTATCGAGCACATCACTGCTGTGACTGATTTGTCCGTAAGAGAATTTGCCCATAAATTAATCAGCCATTCGTAAAATACGACAAAAGTGTTGATTTGTCGCTTAATACGATCTAGCCTCTCCTCGTTGTAGTTTTTTACGAATATTGGTTGAAACTGGCGGATATTGGCGTATCCCCAAAACGAATGGAGTTTGCATTATGCGTCCCAACATTACAATCGTGATCCCCGATCCATACATCCCGCTTGATGAATATTGCCGCCGTACTGGCATGTCCAGGAGTACCGCTGAGAACCTGATTTCATACGGAAAGTTGCCGATTAAGCCCAAAGGAGCGCAAAAGAAAGGGCTGGTTGAAGTCAACATGGCCGCCTTAACCGTTATGGCATTAAGCGAATGCGACGTTTCGTTTAACGCGTAATCCAGGCTATCAATTAGGAATCTACGAATCATGTACGATTACAAGGTAGCCATACATAACCACCTTGATCATGCCTGCCGTGCTTTTAGCCAGTCTTATAACGTTGAGGAGTTGGCTAAAACCGTTGGGATGCGCCCAGCAACTTTGCGTTGCAAGCTTAACCCTGATCAGCCTCACCAGTTAACCATCCCGGAATTGTTGGCCATCATCGATGCAACGGAAGACCCGCGCATCCTTGATGGAATGTTGCGTCAACTTAACTGCCAGCCATCTGTCCCGGTCAATAACGCCACGCCGGAAAACTTCCAGTTTTGCGCCCTGACTGCTGTTGCCAATGTTGGCGCAATTGCCGGTGAAGCAGTATCACCGGAAAAGATGACTATTGCGCGTAGAAATCAAATCCTTGACCGCGCCAGTGATGCCATTCGTAGCCTCTCTTTGATCGTCTATTCCGTTGAGGCTCGTTTCCAGTCCATGCCAGTGCTTGCCGCCGCCGTCGATATTGTGACGACAAACGCAGCCGGAATGATGTGAGGTTGCCATGTCAGATATTGCCGCAATGCTCAAACACCAGTCACCGACACCGCAGCTACCCAGCCACAGCAATGGCTGGATTGAGTTGCCGAACGGCCGGCGCTGGAATCCGTCACACGTTTATAAATTCAACGCCAGCACAGAGCGCAAATCACTGTTGCGTCGCCTGCTTAAATTTCTTGGGGGTGTCCATGCCTTCTAGTCTTGAGCGCATCCAGAAATTGCGCGATGAGCTTTTTCCCGACTATTCCGCAGCCGGTAAATACTGGGACAGCCTGACGCCTGAGTGGCGCGGTGTTGTGCTTTATGCCGCAACGCTGTGCGGATCGCAAAAGCTGGATGCAAGGCTTTCGCGCTGTTCATGGCAGGGACTTCATGAGCGTATCGATCATCACGGCATGATGCAGCTGCGTGCCGGAATTCTGAAAGCCCGCCATCATTTTGGCGCGTTCGGCTCGCTACCGGAGCGCGACTTTGCGCCGCGCACGGTTAACCGTTCTGCCAGTCGCCAGCGCCCGGCCATCTGCCAGGCAGAAGCAAAACTATCCCCACATACCGCAGCCCTGATCGACAGTCGCAACCAGCTGCGCCAGCATCAAAAACAAGGTGAAAAAGCATGACCATTATTTCAGTTGATAAAGGGACGTTTGAACGTGAGGTTTCAGCCTGGAACGTGCCAATGAATTACACCGCGCTTTTCCTGAAAAAGAACACGGAAAAGGCCGGGCGTGTTTCACTGCAACCGTTTTTCTTCAACGATACAGAGCACATGACCAACCCCCGCCACTGGATGGCCATCAATGCCGCCCTCTGGATTAGTGCATATCGCGAGGCAGAAGCGAAAGAAAGCCAGATTGAAGCACTGGCCGGAATTCGTACCCTTTTCTTTGTGGCCGGGGCGCTGGGTTTGGGGGAAGTTAACGCTTTAATCCAGCAGTGGTGGCGCACCACTTACGAGTTGCACCGCCTTCCTGCGCCGAATTATTCCGCAGTACAGCAACACCCTACCTTCCACTAATCAAAAGCCTGAATTTTTCGGTCATCCCGCTGATGGCCGGGGATTCTTTTGTCCTGGAGAAATGACAATGGCATTTATTCGTAACCCTGAACCTTCAATTCAACATGAGCCAGCGGCAGAGCTGGCGCTGGCTTTAATGCTTAAACGGGCCGTACAGGACGGCAAAGCCGCAGCCGCTGATCTGTGTTCAACCCGCCTCGATAAGCTGGCTACCTACGCCGCTAATGAAGGACTGAGCGCTGCGGAAATCGTTGAGCTTATCCGCGAGGAAGCCGCAGCCATTACCAGTAAAGGCGGTACCGCATGGCAGTGAAAACGCCGTTGAAATGGGCTGGCAGTAAAGCTCGCCTTATGCCGGAACTACGTAAGCACCTGCCGGAAGGCAAGCGCCTGGTTGAGCCGTTTGCCGGTTCCTGTGCTGTCATGATGAATACCGATTATGACGAATACCTGATTGCAGACGTTAACCCCGATCTGGTGCAGGTTTACAAGTCGATGGCATACCACACAGACGCGCTGTTGAGTGAACTGGATGCGCTGTTTAGTGCCGGTGCGCTGGGTGATGCCGAAAGCCGCGCAATTTTCTTTTATGCCGTCCGGGACAATTTCAACCTTTCCGGGAAATCGCATGGGGAAGAAAGTGTGGCCGCAGCAGCACAGTTTATATACCTGAATCGTCACTGCTTTAACGGGCTGTGCCGTTACAACAAGCGCGGATTTTTTAATGTCCCGTTCGGCAAGTACAAAAAGCCGTACTTTCCGGAAAAAGAAATACTGGCCTTTGCCGATAAAGCGAAGCGGGCAACGTTTATCACGGCCCATTATTCTGAAACGCTGAACTTGCTCCGCGAAAGTGGTGATGTTGTCTATTGTGACCCGCCGTACCTGACTGAATCACAAAATTTCACCGCCTATCATGAGCGCGGTTTTAATCATATGGATCAGGGCAGGCTTGCGCGAAGGCTGCGACGCCTGGCGGAAAAGGGCGTACCGGTTGTCGCGTCGAACAGTGATTTGCCAGTGGTGCATAATCTTTACGCCGGTTTTGACCGTGTTCAGGTAAATGCGCCGCGTAGCGTTGGTGCCGCAGCTGGCAGTCAGAAAATGGCCAGCGAGTTAATTATTAAATCACCGGCTATCTCCGCTGTGCGGTTAAACCAGCCATGACGGATTGTGTTGTTGAGGCTGGCCAGCATCATACAGTGAACGCTTTCCGGCGCGAGGTTTTCGCGCCGGGAATTCCCCGAAATGTAACCCTGACTGAGCGTAAGTTATGGTCTGTTAACCCGGCAGATCATGACTGGCGCTCGCAATACCTTCACGAAATACCCGACTGGTTAGCCGGGTATTTCGGACGCCGCTATGAAAAGCTGTTTAACGCAGCCAGCGGCGGGCGTCGCCGTGCTAATACATTCTTACGCCAGACTATTGGCGAGAGTGTATTACCACGCCTGCGCAAAGTGGCCGCGCAATACCATCTGGCCGCTGATGTGATTGATCTGCCGTTCGGCAAACTGCTTCAGAGCCTGCCATCCCTTGACCGTTCCGACCTGAAAAAACTGGCTGGCCAGATTGCTTCCTGGCTGACAAAAGCCTTATGTGATTTTACGGATAGTTTCGATGGCTTTACCCAGGACGAAAAGGAGCTGGCGAGGCGTGCCGGTCTATCTTTCGTCCACCTGGGTGAACTGGTCATGATGATTAACTTTACCGCTCCTTACTGGGGTGCGCTGATGGCCGACAAGCTGACAGAACGCCAGGCGCATTCTGGCATGTTGCGAATGATGGCCCCGGAATGGTGGTATCTGCGCCTGAAGCGTGCGCGTGATCTTCAGCGTGAGCATCTGGCCATAGCCGTGGGGCAGGTTCAGAAAGCGGCCAGCGCTTATGTGTCCCGCAAGACCCTGGGCGAGTGGGTGGAACAGAAAAAGCGCAATCTGGAGTTTTTCAAAAAGTTCGACCTTCAGAATGAAGAAGGCCAGCGCATAGCGCTGGACAGCATGGTGCATCGCAGCGTTGCAAACCCGGCGATCCGTCGCTGTGAACTGATGGTGCGTATGCGCGGTTTTGAAGATATCGCCGACGAAATGGGGCTGGCAGGTGAGTTCTATACCATCACCGCGCCGTCCCGTTATCACGCCGTGCACAGCAAGGGCGGCTTTGTTGGCCAGTGGAATGGTTGTAACCCGCAGGACACGCAGCGCTATCTGTGTAACGTCTGGGCGAAAGCCCGCGCCGCTATTTCCCGTGCCGGCATCCATATTTTTGGTTTTCGCGTGGTGGAGCCGCATCACGACGGGACGCCGCACTGGCACATGCTTTTGTTTATGCGCCCGCAAGATGTGGACACGGTACGCGATATTATTTGCTATCACGCCCGCATAGCTGATTCTGAAGAACTACAGTCACCGCACGCGCTTAAGGCGCGCTTTCACGTTGAGCCTATCGATCATGAGTTAGGTTCTGCTACCGGCTACATCGCTAAATATATTTCCAAAAATATCGACGGCTTCGCGCTCGATGGCGAAAAGGATGAAGAGACTGGGGAGAACCTGCGGGATATGGCTAAAGCCGTTTCCGCCTGGGCATCACGCTGGCGCATTCGTCAGTTTCAGCAGATTGGCGGTGCGCCGGTAACGGTCTGGCGCGAGCTGCGCCGCCTGCGCGATCAGCGTCTGACGGATAACCGGATGGACGCCGTACTGGCGGCGGCTGACGTGGGGTGCTGGGCTTCTTATACCCAGGCGCAGGGCGGGCCGCTGGTCGCCCGTCGCGATCTGATTGTCCGCCTCGCTTATGAAATCACCGAACAGGGCAACGAATACGCCGAGGACGTGCAGCGCATCCAGGGCATCTACTCGCCTTTGATCCCGGATTCCGAAGTATGCACGCGCCTGGTGAAGTGGGAGAAGGTGCCGAAGTTGGCCGAAGCGCAAGCGGAGGCAGGTTTTGACCTTGACCTTAATTCCCCTTGGAGTTCTGTCAATAACTGTACGGGGGCGGAGCGCCGTAGGTTAAAACTGGAACTCCAGAGCAGGGGTTTTGAGGGTTCAGATGATGAGGTGTCCATACTTTTAAGGGGGAGTGGTATCACTTATCGCGGAACCGGCATGGTGAGATACCGATCAGGTCGGTTAGTTGATGTTGAAGATACCAACGAAAGCGAGTGCTGGCCGGGATGGTCTCCAGGCTAACGCCTGGTTTTCACAGGATTTTTATGTCGGATGAATCTTAAAAAAAAGATTCATATTTTATTACAGTTAAGATACTGTATCTATATACAGTGGTATGTGTGAGGGAGGATTGATGTCTGTTTCATTAGGTCAGATTGTGAAAGTGGAAAGGATTGATTTTATTGTGAAATCTATGATTTTTTCACAAGTGGAGGGTGAGCGCCGGGCTTTACTTAATGAATGGCTTGGTGAACTTACAGAAGATTTGCTTAGCGATATGAAAGGTGATGCGATGAAAAAAGCCCCTGGTGGTGAGGGGCTTTCCAATTAGCAGGCTTGAAGTAGCTTTAAGGTCATTTGCTTCTGCTCGGGTGACATACCGCTCAGAACTTGTTGGATTAACTGGTCGCCTGTTTTAGCGCTTGGGCTGATTGTGTGGGAAAAAGTCAGATTCATAACAAAAGTATGACCACACTCGACGTCTGCGCAGGCACAGTAGATATCAGCGATATCGCGATGTTTTCTGTTAGTTTTACGGATGACCGCTTTTGAACCGCATTCAGGGCACTCAATTTTTAACACGCGCATATGTGCGGCTCCGGCATATAAAGTATGCCTGGATTTTATACGTTTTCTCATTGCACCGCATCCTTGTTCGTTGATTCTGCTTCAAATTTTAGGTGAAGGTGATCCGGTACATCCGGGTCACCATTTATCGCAGTCATCAGCCTGCGTTGAAGCGGTAAAACCTCGTTTTTCTTATAGGTTGCTTCAACCTTTTCCGGGTCGCCTAACCCACCTGCATTCTGTGGGATGATCCCCGCAAGACCAGCCGGGAAGCGGTGGGCGTTGAGAACGTCCTGCGCACTGATATTTTTGATGTTGGCAAATTCATCTTTCGCGCCGATATCCCCCATCTGGATAAACTGCACTGCCTCTTTATCGCCGCCTGGGATGTTAACCAGAATCGTGCTGAAATTGCCGATCCCTTTGCTGTTGGCCAGTTGCGCTTCAATCTCTTCTTCCACTTCATCGGTCATGTTCGGGTCAGTGGTATAGAGGATGCCGCCTGTATGTGCGCCGTTGTGGTAGTAGCGGCGGCGGAAAATCACCGCTTCGCTGTTGAGAAGCGCGGAGTGAATGCCGCCGATGTAGTCTGGCAGGCCATAGATTTGCTGCTGTGGGTCATACATCTTGATGAAAATTACATCCTCTTCCGCATAGACCAGCGGCTCACCCTGTTGTAGCACGACATATTCCCCGTCTTTGCGGCGGCGCATGTACAGGCCGGGCATCGGCTCCAGGGCGACAACATCACCCCAGCCGTTGCGAATTTTCACGATGGCCAAATCACCGAAGGTCAAAAAGTCCATAATGCCGGCTTCAAACTGGTCGTGACTCAGCCCACCATTTAGGTAATCAGACAGCACCATGTTTTTACGGGCATGGATAATGCCGCCGTGCTGGCCGTTAAGGTTGACCAGTTGAGCCAGGGCAAGGCGGTCAATCGGTAAGGTGTAGTGGTCAAAATCGTTGTCATACCAGACATCCCTGTAATCGGTGCCGGTAGTGAGTACCGGCTCGGGCTTGCCGAAGCGCAGCACCGACATTTTGCGATTTGATTTGCTCTGCTGTGCGCCGTTGGCGCGTTGCTTATATCGTTTTTTCATGCTGCCTTCTGAAGCTTCCATTTAGATGAGGGTCGGTTTTCGTAGTTGAGCGGCTCGTTTTCCAGCGCGTGCATGATTCCCCAGGCGGCTTCTGCGTGACCGGTTTCCGCTGTGCGATCTGCAATGAAAGTCACCGCAGCCCCGCTTTTGGTCACGGCTCGCCGTATGGTCAGAAAAGAGGCAGATATCTCTTTCTGATCCCGGTCCCATTCAATACGCCCACTTTCAATTACATCAGCGGCTTTCATGACCAGGCGGTTCTTGGTGCTGAGGTCATAGCGGATAGGTTTGAGCACACGCATGGCAAAGGGGTGAATGTTGTCGTAAACACCCTGGCCGATGCCGGTAACGTCCACGCCTAAAAATGCGAAGTTGTACCGGGCAAACAGTTTTTTGATTTCACTGGCCTGATGGCGGAAATTCATGCCACGCCAGTTAATTACTGCCAGTACGCGAAATTTCTCGTTGGCCATAACAGGGGGAGCCAGAATTACAAAGGTGGACAGGTCGCCAGAACGTGCAGGGTCATAGCCGCCCCAGACCGGGCGATCACCAAACGGGCGTTTTGCCTTGGGGTCATGATCCTGCCAGAAAGAGACGTCCACGCCGCATTTTTCAAGGTCGCTGTAGCTGAACACGGCGTCTTTACTGTCAACGAACACGCACATATAGAGCATGTTGAAGGTGTCTTTGCTGTAGCGGTTACGCAGCTTTTCAATGTTGGCCAGGTTGAAGCCGTTGGCAATCGCATCTTCCATCGTGATGACGTATCGCCACTGCCCATCCGGGCAAAGGCGTCCGCCGTCACGCATCTGGTTAAAGGTCGGGAACGCTACGGCGGCGCGTTTCTTGCTGCCTTTTTTCCACGTCTCGCCGGTCCAGAATGGGTACGCCTGGTGCGTTTTGGCCGATGGCGTGGAAAAGTAGGTGGTTCGCCACTTGTCGTGCGTGGCCATTGCAGACGCCACTTCGTTCAGCTTGTCGAAGTTGGGTACCCAGAAATATTCATCACGGTACAGGTGGCCGCTGTAGGACTGAGCGGTGTTCTTGTTCGTGGAGAGAAAACGCAGCTCTGCCCCGTTGCTCAGTCGGATGGGGTTGCCCGTTAGCGTGATGCCGAAATACTCCTGGGCAATGTTTACGATGTAAGAGCGGAACACTTCCGCCTGAGCGCGTGATGCAGACAGGAAAATTTGCGGATCGCCTGTGAGCACGGCGTTTTCAAATGCCTCAAACGCAAAGTACCAGGTGGCACCAATCTGGCGGCTTTTGAGGATGTTGCGAATCTGCTGGGTAAGGTTAGCGCGTAGGTGTTTCTGGTACCCGAAAAGATGTTCCTCAGCCCATGCGTCCATCTCCTCCGCCGTCAGGCCGGAGATATCATTCTTGTTGTATTTGCGCTTACCACGCGGCGCATCGCCGTCATCGTGCCCTGATTCATTGCCCGCCTGGCCGCTGTTGCTACCCCGTGCGGCGGCGAGTTTTTCTTTATGCTTGTTATGCTGAGCGCGAAGTTTTACGGAATGGGCAATCAGCTGATCCAGCTCTTTCAACTCCAGCTCGGTTTTGCCGTCGCGTTTGGTCAGTAGCTGGATGCGGCGTTCAATCGCATCTTCCGTACTTTCGTGACTGAGCATGCTTGCCCAGCCTTCCTTTTCCGCCCAGTAGTAAATGATCCGCGCGTTTGGCAGATTCAGCTCACTGGCGATTTCTTTAGGCGTGTATCGCCTTAAATACAGGGCGCGTGCTACGCCGCGTAATTCATCACTGTATTTAGCCATCAGTAATTACATTCCTTTATTTGTCTGCTGGCTATTATGCCGACCGTTAAGAAATAAAAATCCTGCTTTGATTCTTATTAATTCGATAAACGGAAGTTATCCGAACTCATGCGAATTTGTCAGGGTGCGGAGGTCGATTAATTAAATAATAATGGCCTTGCTGTTACGGAGGGCAGGAAAATAAATGTCACAGTTAATTACCGACTGGCTGTGTATTGCCACCGAAGGGGACACGGTAGACCGCAGAGAGTTAAAGCGGGAGTGGTTGGTTGATGCTGCTGAAACATATGACCCTGATTTATACGCTGCACTTATTTGGCCGGAGCATGAGCGCTATTACGGAAATGGGGGAAGCGTTAAAGAGGTTATGTGGCAGGAAGGTGAAGACGGACTGGTCAGGCTTTACGCCAAAATCAGCCCGAACATCAGCCTGATTGAAGCCAACAACCGCGACCAGCTGATCTACTTCTCAGTAGAGCTGACAGAGGACGGGGACTTTCGCGGCACGGGCCGCAGCTATCTGGAAGGGCTGGGGGCCACGGATTCACCTGCAAGTGTAGGCACTACACGTATGCGTTTCAGTAAACGCAAAAAAATCAAATCCGGCACTTATTGCTACCGATTTGGCCGGGATGGAAAAGTTAAACAGGAAAAAGATATGAGCTGGCATAAAATGTTCGGTATTAAGCCGAAGAAATTTGCAGAAGGTGATGAAGTTGTTGATGCGCCGGAAGATGGCGATAAATTACAAGCGTTGGCCGAAGCTTTAAATAACCTTGAAGGCCGCGTGGCTGCGATTGAATCACAACTGTCTTCTACTCAAGATGGTGTGGAGGCAATTGCAGATGTTGTGGATACTCAGGAATTCGCAACGCTGCGTGACAATCTTCCTGCGCTGATTAAAAGCTTTGGCAAGCTGGATAGTAAAATCACTCAGTTGCCTAAGCATCATCGCGGTGAAAAACCGGGTGCTCGTAAGTTTAAGTTCATTTAATTCCGCGCTGGCCGGGGAAAGAATTAATTCGCTTAATTGCGAGAGGATGATTTATGCAATTAAACCAACGTGCGGTGCAGTTTATTGACGCCTACGCCAGTGGACTGGCGTCAAGTTACGGCATCAATAATCCGAGCCGTGCATTCAAGCTGAGCGACCCGCAGGAAACAACCCTGCGTGCTGCGCTGCTGGAATCTGTCGAGTTCCTCGACATGATCACCGTGGCCGATGTTGACCAGCTAAGTGGCCAGGTCGTATCAGTCGGCGCGTCAGCACTGCATACCGGGCGTAATGCAGAGGGGCGCTTTACCAAGCGTGTCGGCGTGGACGGCAACGATTACAAGCTGGTTGAAACCGACTCATGTGCGGCGCTGCGCTGGGATCTACTTTCCATGTGGGCAAATGCCGGTGATGAAGACGAGTTCTTCCAGATGGTGCAGACCTTCTCTAATCAGGCGTTTGCGCTGGACATGCTGCGTATCGGCTTTAACGGTAAGACCGTTGCGGCTACCACTGATCCAGTAGGGAATCCAAACGGTGAAGACGTCAACATTGGTTGGCACGCTCGCATGAAAACGTTCAACGACGGCACCCAGATTATGGATGACCCGATTGTCCTGGACGATGCCGGTGATTATCACTCGCTGGATGCGATGGCTTCCGACCTGATTAACGCCAAAATTCCGGCGCAGTTCCGCAATGACCCGCGTCTGGTGGTGTTGGTTGGTGCTGATTTGGTGGCCGCTGAGCAATATCGTCTTTACCAGAAGGCGGACAAGCCAACTGAAAAGATTGCCGCTCAGATGCTGGGTAGCACTATCGCAGGGCGCACGGCCATCATCCCGCCATTTATGCCGGGCAAACGCATGGTGGTAACGCCGCTTTCTAACCTGCATATCTACACGCAACGCAACACCCGTCAGCGTAAAGCTGAGTTTGTTGAAGACCGTAAGCAGTATGAAAACAAGTACCTGCGCAATGAGGGTTACGCCGTTGAGGTGCCGGAGCTGTACGCGGCAATTGACGAGGCCGCCGTGACCATTGGCAAAGTGACCGAACCAGCAGAGGGCTGATGTCATGAGTCTTTCACCCGCACAGCGACATAACAAGCGCGTTGAGATGCAGCAGCAACAGGCGCGGCTTGAAGAGGTCAACACCACAACCAGCCTGCATATGCAAATGCAGGAAATCAACGCGGACGTTGAACTGCTGCGTAACCAGCCTACGACGGCGGACCGCGTGGAAATGAAACGTGATGTGCTGTTGCCGAAGTGGCTACCCACTGTGGAAAGCTATCTGGAGCTGGGCAAGGTGTACGCCAATCCAGTGTTTGCCTACTGCGTGATCTGGCTGTTTGACGTTGGCCAGTTTGACCAGGCGCTGGACTGGGCTGATATCGCTATCGAGCAACAGCAGGCTACGCCGGAGAATATCAAGTCACGTTTCCCGGCCTTTGTTGCCGATCAGATGCTGGCATGGGCTGAACAGGCAAGCCAGGCGGGTGAAGACCTTGAACCGTATTTCTCGCGCACGTTTGAGAGCGTGACGCAGCGCTGGCGGCTGCATGAAGAGATTACCGCCAAATGGTTCAAGTTTGCGGGGCTGCTGATGCTCCGTGATGAAACTGGACAGGCGCGGGCGGCGGCGATTGATAGCGTTGAGACGCTATCGAGCGCTGACCGGCTGCTGGCGGCCGCCGAGGCGAAGTATCACAAGGTTGGCGTAGGTACGGTGCGCAAAAGCATTGCGGCGCGTATCCGTTACCTCGAAAGCCATTAACGACTACCGCAAGCCGGGTGGGCGCGGATGAGGGCAGAACACAATGTGTAATGCGCCGCGGATTCCGGTCAGCCCACCTTTTTACGGAAAATTTTTATGTTCAGTGGCAAGCCGATTGAGTACCAGGACGTCCCGCTGCAGAACGATGGATTCTGGCCCGATCTGAATCTGTCTGATTTTCAGAATGCCCGCAGTATTCCGGCAGACGTTGCCGCCGAAACCGTGGGTGAAGCGCTGCTGGCAGCGGTGGCAGAAGTGAACAATGACCTTGCCAGTGTGCAGGAAAAACACCGCGCAGCGGGTTATGCCCGCGCCGGGGCGGTGCCGGGTGTCAGCATGAACGGCGTTACCCAACTGGAAGCGCAGTATAAAAAAGCGGTGTATGCCAGGGCAAAAGCTGACCTGATGGGTGAGTTTGCGTCAGTTGGCCGCCGCGAGTCGCATCCGGGACAGGAGAGCGAAGAAACACGCAAGGGACTGCTTGCGGAGGCGGCGATTGTTATCCGCCAGATTAAAGGGCTCAAACGGGCAACGGTGAGGCAGGTATGAGCTATGTAAGCCAACTGGATTCACTGACAGCCTTCTTAAAGGGCTGTGTGCCTAAACGGGCTATGCAGTCCTTTACCAGTGAAATGACGTCACTGAAAACCATTCCCGCAGGGAAAAGCATGGGTATGGAGCAGGAGCGGCTTTCGGTCATTCGTTATGACGCAGAGCTTATCTGGGAGCGTTTCCCGTTTCGTGAATGTGATCCCCGCCTGATGATGGCGTTGCTGGAAGTCTGGCTGGCGTCTGATTCAGCAGAGCGGGAGTTGTTCAGCCAGGTCGGCATTACCAACGCCGATCCAGACTGGGATATTGAGCTGATTGATGAAGAGACAGCGATTGTCACCGTTACGGTGCCAATGGCCGAACAGCTGATTATCGTGCCGGATGATAAAGGGGCAATCCCTTATCAGGGCAAGCAATACCGCCTGGCCGATGCGGAAATCTGGACGGCGCTCAGTGCGCTGGTGTATGCGCCGGGTGGTGATGTGCCGGGGGCAACAGAATGATTTTCGGGGCGGAGGTTAACGCCGCGCAGTTGCGAGAGCTACGTCGGGTGATTGCAAAGCTGGAGTTACCGCAAAAGCAGCGTCAGCGCTTTATCTGGCGTATGGCCAAATACGGCGTAATCCCCGCCGCAAAACGAAATGTACGTAATCAGCAGGCTCCTGACGGTACGCCGTGGGAAGGCAGGAAAACGCGCCGCAAGGGCAAGATGCTGCGCAACCTGCCGGGGCTGCTGCACATCAAAGAAATGCCGGAGATTGAAGCCGTGCGGCTTTATCTCCAGGGCGGAGCGTACCGCAATGGTGATACTCAGGTGCCTGCCGGGGTGATTGGCTACGCGCAGCAGGAAGGCATGAAAGCCACCGTCCGGGCGCGTAACTCCAGTGCGGCCATTCCGTCCGGGAAAATGGCAACCCTGGCCCAGGCTAAAAAGCTTCGCAAGCTGGGCTACAAGGTGAAGCGGGGTAAGCGCTGGCGTAAGCCTCCGTTTAAAGAAATTACAGCCACGATGGGCTATGCGCAGGCCGGGTTACTGATCCGCAAGCTGAGCAATAAAGTGGCTAAGTCAGTCTGGACTATCGATCTGCCATCGCGTCCGTTTGTCGGTATGAGCAGTGATGACTTCAATACGGCACTGGCGAGGCAGTTGCAGGCGATTGGGTATGGCTGGGACGTTAATGCGCAGGATATCAGGGGAAATCTATGAGTTGGCCAACGGTCACGATTAATCAGTTAAACCAGCTACAGGGTGAAACTAACGATATTGAGCGCGTGTTGCTCTTTGTCGGCAAGGGGGAGACTAACAGCGGCAAAACGCTGGCAGTCAATACGCAGACCGACTTTGACACGCAGCTGGGCGCGGCGGATTCGGTGCTGAAAAGCCAGGTGATGGCGGCGCTCGACAATGCCGGTCAGAACTGGGCGGCTTATGTTCACGTACTGGCCGAAGATGCCGAAGCGCTGGACTGGGTGAAAGCCGTTGAAAAGGCGCAGACAGTGGCCTCCGTGGAGGGTGTTGTGCTGTGCGTGGATGTAGCGGAAAAAGCCCAGATTACCGCTGCTGCTACGCTGCGCAATACGCTGCTGTCCAAATACGGGCGCTGGGTGTGGTTCATGCTGGCAGTGGGTGGGCCGGAAGATGGTGAGGCCTGGGCGGATTATCTGACCCGCCTCGGCACGCTGCAAAACGGCATTTCTGCATCGGCGGTGCAGTTGGTCCCGCGTCTGTGGGGCAATGAGCCGGGCGTGCTGGCCGGGCGGTTGTGTTCCCGTTCGGTGACGATTGCTGACAGCCCGGCACGGGTGAAAACCGGTGCGCTGGTCAGCATGGGCAATGACAGCCTGCCGGTGGATGGCAAAGGTGAAGACATTGATTTAGCGACACTCCAGGCGCTGGAGAAGCTGCGCTACAGCGTGCCGATGTGGTACCCGGATTATGACGGATATTACTGGGCTGATGGCCGCACGCTGGACGTTGAAGGCGGAGATTATCAGGTTATCGAATATCTGCGCATCGCTGACAAAGTGGCTCGCCGGGTGCGTCTGATTGCCATCGCGCGTATTGCCGATCGTTCGATGAATACCACGCCAGGCAGCATCGCGGCAACACAGCAGAGTTTCGGCAAGCCGCTGCGCGATATGTCGCAATCCAGCCAGATTAATGGCATCCGGTTCCCCGGCGAGGTTAAGACGCCGCAGGACGGAGATGTGTCAATCAACTGGCAGTCAGCCACTAAGGTGGAGATTTATATCGTGATGCGTCCGGTTGAGTCTCCAAAGGAAATCACCGTGGGTCTGGTACTGGACACCAGTATCACCAGCTCTGAGGAAACAGCATGAGCCAGCGCATCAGCGGTCAGTCCTTTGACGTGAACATGGATGGTGAATTGCTTCACGTTGAGAAAATTTCTCTCGATATCACGGATAACACGGCGGCAGCGTCAACCCGTGGCGTGCCTGACGGTTTTACCGCAGGTGACGTGGCAGGTGAGGGGGAAATCGAGTTAAGCAGCAAAGTGTTTCAGCAACTGACGGCGAAGGCCAGAACGGCGGGTTCATGGCGAGGCATCCCGGAAGTGGACTTCCTGTTCTACGCCAAAGTAGGCAGTGAAGAAGTCAAAGTTGAGGCGTTCGGCTGCAAGCTGGTTGTCAGCAACATGCTGGACATCGATCCGAAGGGCGGCGCACTGACCACGCACAAGGTTAAATACTTCGTGACGAGCCCTAAATTCGTCAACATCAACGGCATCCCCTATCTGGAGTCATCAGCTACGGAAAGCCTTATCAGCTAACGGAGAAGCAATGCAGGACCATGAAAAAACGCTATTACAGCTGCTGTTTATCGGTGGGGTTATCGCACTGGGTAAAGTGCTGGCCAGTAATGAAAAAATCACGCCGCGCCTGATTGCCGGGCGCGTGATCCTCGGTTCAGCCATTTCAGTGGCGGCGGGGGCGGCGTTGGTACAGTTCCCGGATTTGTCGCCCGTAGCCATTAACGGGCTGGGTTCGGGGCTGGGGATTCTGGGGTATCAGTTTTGTGAGCTATGGCTACGCCGCCGCCTGGGCGGTTCTGACAAGGGGAAAGCAGAGTGACGTTATCGGAAAAACAACAGCTGTTCACGGTGCTGATCGCGCAGCTGATTATGTTTGCGCAGGACAAGGGGATGCGTCTGACGTTCGGTGAAGCCTACCGCACGCCGGAGCAGGCCGCGCTGAATGCCAAAAGCGGCAAGGGCATCAGCAACAGCCTGCATACGCAGCGCCTGGCGGTTGACTTCAACCTGTTCGTAAACGGTGAGTATAAGACCCACACCGAAGATTACCGGGCGTTAGGTGAGCACTGGGAGTCGCTGGGCGGCAGTTGGGGCGGGCGCTTCAAGACCAACCCTGACGGCAACCATTTCAGCCTGGAACATAACGGGGTGCGCTGATGGCCAGAAACGTTCTGTTTGTGATCGCCGGTTTGCTTCTGGCTTTCTGGGCGGGATGGACTGGCTCAGACTGGAAGCGGGACAGCGAAGAACTGGTGGCGGAGCGGGCCGCCGCTAAGGCGGCTGGCAAGGTCCATGAAGAAATGCAGGACATGGCCAGTGAGTCCGCGAGCAAGCTGGAAGGTAAACTGGAGGAGCTAAAAGGTGCGATACCCGCAGGCATCCGCACTGAGGTGGTTAAGCCTGTTTTCACTAACGTTTGCGTGTCTGATGATTTTGTCAGGATGTACAACGAAGCCAGTGAAAATGCAGAGCGTACCCTATCAGGAAAATCTAAAAACTAAATGCCCGGTTAATCTTCCACGATTAAACGGAAACGATGGTAAAGCCGCAGCGGAATTATTAGTGACATGGCTCGATATTTATTCGACGTGTGCCGCTCGTCATAATCAGCTTACTGATGAAATTATTTTAAGAGAGAAAAAAGGCTATGAGTGATAACGAAATTAAACTGGTCGTCGCGGGTAAGGATATTGTTTTTGCGCCGAACGTGACCGCCTATAACAAGTATATCAACGACGTCACCATGAGTAATAAAATTGCACCTGCGCATAACTTTCTTTTGCGTATCGTGACGCCGGAAACGAAAGAAGCACTGGAAGATATTCTGAAACGTCCGGGCGCGGCTTTACAGGTGGTCGGTAAGGTTCTGGATGAATATACCCCAGAGCTGGAAATCACCGTAAAAAACTAACCGAGCGGGTCCGTAATATAGACTCTAACGGACTCGAACAATATTCAATTATACGGCGTCACTGGCTTCCCCATGAGGATGACAGTTTAGACAGCCTCTCTGCTGCGTTATGGCTTGATAACCGACACTGGGAAAACCAGCGCATTGCTGTCGCTAATGGCATTGCGCTGGCCTTTAAAGGTAAAGAATGAGACAGCTGGAATTTACATTATCGCTAATCGACAAAATCACGCGGCCGCTGCGTCAGGCGCAGGCGAGCATGACCGATTTTGCGGATAAATCCCGCGCGTCTTTCCAGCGTGTTGGCGTGGGCGTTGCTGCGCTGTGGGGCGTTGGCCAGGGCATCAAAGGGGCGTTAGGTCCGGCGATTGAGATGTACGACACGCTCCAGGAGCAGGCGGCGCGAGGCATTGACGATACCGCGCTGAAAACCATTGCCAAAGACGCGAACACCTTCGCGATGACCTACGGCAAAGGTGCGGTGGAGTTCGTGCAGTCCACGGCGGAAATCAATGCGGCCATCGGCGGGCTGACGGGCGATGAGTTGCCGAAAGTTACCCGCGTGGCCAACCTGATGGCGGCAGCGGTGGGCAGTACCGCGTCAGAGTCTGCGGAGTTTCTGGGGCAGATGTTCGGCAACTTCCGCGAAGAAGCTGACCGTGTCGGCAAGGTGCAATTTGCTGAGCAGCTTGCCGAGAAAATGTCATTCATGCGTCAGCGGTTCGGCGTGGAAATGAGCGCGGTCAAAGACCTGATGGAAGGTGCTCGCGGTGTCGGCACAAACTACGGGATTGGGCTTAATGAGCAGTTGGCCGTTATGGGAGAACTGCAACGTACACTGGGTACAGAGGCGTCCGGCTCCTATGAAGGCTTCCTGACCGGTGCGGAAGATGGGGCCAAAAAGCTGGGTATGACCTTTAAAAACTCAGCGGGTCAGATGCTCTCAATGCCGGAGATCCTTACCAAACTCCAGGCGAAATACGGTGACAGTATTGCCGGGAACGTGGAGGCACAAAAGGCGCTGGATGACGCTTTCGGTGACAGTTCAGCTGTGGTCAAACAGCTATGGGGCAACGTGGACACGTTGCAGCGAAATATCACCGTGCTGGGTGGCAGCGATGGGCTAAAGCGCACGGAGGAAATGGCCACAAAGATGGTGAAACCGTGGGACCGGTTTGTCCAGATTCTTTCGGTTGCACGTCAGGTTATTGGTATGACACTGATCCCCGTGCTTTACCCACTGTTGAACCGCCTGGCGGATATGGGACAGACGTTTGCCCGGTGGATGCAGATGTTTCCCAACATTGCGCGCGTGATTGGCTATGTCGCAATGGCGATACTGAGTTTCGCCGCTGTGGGGGCAATGGCAAACATCGTGATGGGGGTCAGTGCCTTTGTGATCACCGGCCTGACGGGCATCTTTCGTGGCCTGTTAATGGTGACGAAACTGTACACCGCCGCGCTGTGGATTGGTTCGGCTGCTGTTAAGGCTTACGCGCTGGTCATGCGCACGTTACGCGGCGTATTACTGGCCGTGCGTATATCGGCCATGCTCACCGGCACGGCCATTAACTTCATGAGCTGGCCAATCCTTCTGATCATCGGTGCGGTTGCTCTGCTGGCCGCAGGTTGCTATCTGCTGATCTCACACTGGGATCAGGTAAAAGCGGCAGTGATGGACACCGAAGCTTTTAAGGTGGTCGTGGCGGCAATTCAGTATGTCGCGGGTGTGTTTGGCCAGGCGTGGGAGTCGATTAAGGGCGGCTGGAAAAGTTTTGTTGAGCTGTTAAGTGGTTTCTCAGTCACGGAAACGCTGGGGAATATGGCTCAGGGCATCATGAATCTTTTTAACGGGCTGTGGGAAAGCATTAAGCAAACCGCGCTGAGTTCGCTTAACTGGATTGTGACGAAGCTGAATAAAATTCCCGGCGTGGATATCGCGGAGTTTGGTTCTCCAACACCTACGCCGCCAGTGATGGAAAACACACTCTCCACCGGTAGCCAGTTAAAAGGCGTTGAATCAGGCGGTGTCAGCAAAACAATTAACAGCAGCAATAAAGCAACAACGGATAACAGCAGGACTATTGGCAAGGTTGAAATTAATATGCCGAATGGCATGACGCCGCAGCAATTATCGGAATGGCAGGAGCTGGCCGGGTGAGTGAATTACTGTATATCGACTTACTGATAGAAAATGGTGACTTTGTACTGAATACAGGTAACGAGCCTGTTACCTGTAATAACCGAAAAAGTATTCAGCAAGATATTGCTCACGCAATACTTGAATCCGGTTTGCTGACTGAATTAATTGCGGAGCGTAGCCCAACGTTACGGGCGGATATTCTTACCCGTCTTGAATTGCTGATTGAAGATGATGAAAGAATTATTCCCGGCACGGTTGAGCTGACAGAGGAAAGTCTTTCCCGACTCTGGGTTACGGCGAGTACGTATGATTTTGGCGGCATTTCTTACGGGGTGGATGTATGACGGATAAACCGCAGATTGACTTTGACGAGGTGGTGAAGGCCAGCGGAATGCCTACCACGGAAGCGGAGCTGAAAGCGAAGTTTACCGCCATTGCGGCAGATGAGGGGTTGATTACGAACACCTCGCGCATGTCGCCATTCTGGCGTCTTGTTACGGCGATCATCACCTCGCCAGTGCTGTGGCTCAAAGACGTCCTGGTCAATACCGTACTGGCCAATATGTTTGTAGCCACGGCCAGCGGCCAGATGCTGCGCCTGTTGGCATGGGCGGTCAATGTGACCGCCAAGCCTGCCAGCGCAGCAGAGGGCGTGATCCGCTTCATCAAGGCCAGCGCGGGTGCGGAGGTGACGGTGCCCGCCGGTACGCGTGTCCAGACCGAGCGTATTAACGGCACGGTGTACGAGCTGGTGACGAAAAGTAGTTTCACGATTGCCGCAGGAACAGCCAGCGCACTGGTGCCGGTTACCGCCTCAGCGACAGGCGCGGCCTACAACCTTGCACCGGGTTATTTTCGCATTCTTCCTGTTGCGGTGACGGGCATCAGTCGCGTTGTCAGTGAAGAAGACTGGCTGACCGTGCCGGGCGCAGATGAAGAAAGCGACGACGAATTGCGGGACCGTTGCCGGAATCAGTTCAACCTGGTGGGCAACTATCACACCGATGCGGTTTACCGCTCAATGATTGCGGGTGTGGTCGGGTTGAGTATTGATCGCATCTTCTTTGAGCACGATGCGCCGCGTGGTCCCGGCACGGCAAATGCGTATTTACTGCTGGATTCCGGCGTGGTGTCTGAGCCGTTTGTGTCAGCCGTGAATGACTACATCAACACGCAGGGGCATCACGGGCATGGCGACGATATGCAGTGCTTTGGGATGCCGGAAACGCTGCACGATCTGGCCGTTGTGCTGTATCTGCCAGACCCTGACAACGTGAGCGCGGAGGATACTGCGGTACTTACGGCAGGGGTGGAAAACCTTATCCGCTGCGCCTTCCGGGAAAATACGGACTATGACGTCAAGAAAACATGGCCATACGGGCGGTTCTCTTTTTCCAATCTGGGCAGGGAGATCCACAAGACATTTGCGGACGTGGATTCACTGACGTTTTCCCTTACAGACATTGTGAGCGACCTCAGCGTGCCACGCCTCAACAGCCTGACAGTGAGCATTGAACATGACTGATTTTGAAAAGAAGCTGGCCGGGCTGTTACTGCCCACCTGGATGAAAAAAGGTGAGCCGGCCAAATTGTTGAAAGCCGCACGGCGATTCTGGGTGGCGGTGTATGGCTGGATTACGTGGCCGGTTAACCAGTTTGATCCGCTGACGTGTTCAGAGCCGCTTTTGCGCCTGATGGCGTGGGACAGGGACATTACCCGGTTTAACGGTGAGCCGCTCACGTTGTTTCGCAAGCGCGTGGCTTATGCGTTTATCAACGCCAAGGATGCCGGTTCGGTTGAGGGGTTTATTGCAATCTTTGACCGGCTTGGGATCGGTTATGTCGAGATTCTGGAGCGACAGGATGAAATTGACTGGGACGTGATAATCGTCCGTTTAACAGACAGTCAGATTGCAAGAAATACTCAGCTGTTGATGCAGATTATCCGCCAGTACGGGCGAACCTGCCGCCGCTATCAGTATGAGGTTTTAACCCCGCAACAACTCTATATCAACTACGGATTTATTCAGGGCGAGCACGTCTGCTTTGCTGCGCCGCTGTCATATGCCGGGGGGAAAGAGGGGGAGTATTCAGTGTATTCAGCTACCGACGTCGAAGGCGGTAATTCAGTGTTTAGTGCAAAAATTTAGGAAAAAATATGAGTCAGAGCGTTATCACTAACGCCTTCGAACAACTGAAGGCGCAGCAGGCGGCAAACGGTTCCATTTTGGTTCTGGATACTTTTGTGTTTGCCAATGTTCCTGGACTGGATGTGAATCTTCCCATTTCTCGTGATGAGTCATGGCCTGCTGATGATTACATTGTGCATCGTCAGGATGTCGGGAAAACGGGCATGGTTAACGCTAATGCCGTTTCATATTCTGCCATTCTGGGGGCAGATGTAGGCGACTTTGAGTTTAACTGGATTGGTCTGGTCAGTTCTTCCAGCAATACGGTGTGCATGATCGTTCATGCGCCGGTTCAGAAAAAAATCAAAACAGCAGCAGGCCAGCAGGGTAACGTCCTCACGCGTAGCTTCCTGATGGAGTACAACGGTGCTTCTGAGCAAACGCAAATCATCACGCCCGTAGACACATGGCAGATTGATTTTACTGCGCGCTTAAACAGCGTTGATGAGCGTATTCGCCGCGAAAATATTGATGTTTATGGCGATGCGAGTTTTATTGATGATGGCTTTCTTGTGGCAAAGAGTGGCCAGAATTACTCGGTAAAACGTGGTTCCGGTTACATTGCTGGTTTGCGGTCAACGCTGATTGCCGATCAGGTGCTGGCAGTGGCTCAGCGTCCATCAAAAATCTGGGCGGATGTGTGCTGGAGAGGAACCCTGACCAGCACGTGGGACACCTTATGTAAAATCACAGTCGCGGAAACCCTGAGTAATTATTATGAGAATGGTGAGCAACACTATGTGTACCCGGTTGCGCAGATTAATGCGGACGGCACTGTCAGCGATCTGCGTAAGGTCAGTATCAGCCATGACGTTGCTCAGCTTTCGCCAGGGAAAAACACCCTGCCTTATTTTGATGAGCAGGCCCGGCTAAAACAGTCCAGTCTCAGCCCTTATGCGCGTGGCATGTTGGGTAAGGGAAGCCAGGACGATGTACTCAGCTATCTGGGGTTGCAGGACGTTGAGTCCAGCCTGCCAAACACCCTGTTTACCAATCACTCGCGCACTGTGGCCGTTAAATTGCCTTTGCTCTTTAAAGACCATGATGCCGTTAAAGCCCAGAACAGCGGAGCAACCTACCTGTATCCCCAGGGGTTTGCGGTAACGGGCGGGAAAATCTATCTCAGTTACACGATAGAGCCTAAACAGACGCGTAATGTGTTAGTGCAATACAGCGAGTCGGGCGTATATGAAGGGTACTTCTACGTTGAAAATGGCGGTTATGGTGTGGTCAGCGAGGGGCTGGTCGTAACCACTGACTACGGTGCTACTCACGCATTTGTTGGAAGTAGTAATGGAATTTTAAAGCAGTATCTCATAACCGGTGCGGCGTTTGGCTCAACGCTCCAGTTAGTTTCCGATCATGATGTTGGCATGTATAACCAGTTTGGCTACAGGAAAGGGCGCTGGATTGTCGAGCAGAACAAACCTGAACTGGGGCAGGCTATCACGCGCACTGTTCTGGCGATGTTCGACAAGAATTTTAACTTTGTTGGCCAGGCAACATTGCCGCTGCATGATTCCGGTTATATCACTGCCACAACGAACGCTTACGCGCCGTTGTTTAATAAGCGGCAGGGCATTGCCCTGGGTGACGGTTACATTGCCTGTTCCTATGGCGGCTATTTTGCAGACGGCGCAGCAGAGGGAGCCAACCAACACCAAGGGGTTAAGGTGTTCTCGCCTGACGGGGTCAAGCTTCAGGAGTCAATGCTATACCCTCAGAAGATGATTGATATCCTAAAGAGTCAGGGTATCACTGCGACACGTATTGAAAATGAGGCGGTCACTTGCTCAGATAGCGGCGATCATCTTTTCTCAATGTATGTGCATCAGGAAAGAGGTAATGCTGAGGCGTACAGTGAAGGCATCTTGATCATGAAAGAGTTCGCAGCCGGAGCGAGTGCAATTGATTTTCGTAGCGCCGCCTGCGTGTCTCCTGGGTTCAATATGGATCATGCCAGCATTGGCGTGTTTCCCCGTGGGGCTAAAGGGCTGGTTAATCCCGTTACAGGGGCTGTGTTTTCAACACTAAATGACGTGTTGACCTATATGCAGAATACCAGTCAGAAAAACTTTGAAATCAGCACCTCTTCAACGCCGATTAAAGATATTGCCGGAACGGATATCCCGACAAGTACGCTGGTTAAAATCAAAAACGTGAATAACAGAACGTTCCATGTTGCTTATGAGCGTGAAGAGGGGGGCATTCGTTACACAATTGGCACTAGTGATTCTTCGGGCGAGTTTGTATTTATTCGCCAACGTGAGGCAACCTGGTCAAATGTGTTAACTCTGGCTAATAAGAAAAAAGGAGAGGACCAGTATAATCGTATTCTCGCAGCGTCTAAAACCGGAGCGGACAGTAATGCAGATAAAATCCTTGTAATCGATCAGCAGTCTGTTGATGGAAGTAATATTCTGGTTATTGGTGGCGGCTCATCAATTTTCAAATCAGCCAATTTGATTGATTTTGCGACTAACCCGGATGCTAATGCAACCGGCGGCATTAAGCGCTGGCGTATTGATACGCTTGGCAACTTCCGACCGTATGAAGACAACCTTTATTCTTTAGGGCAGGCTAGCGCAAGGCCGAAAGAAGTGTTTTCCGCTACCTCTGCAATTAGCACCTCTGACCGGAATTATAAGGATGATATTGTTATTTTATCCGATGCGGAAAAAAGAATCGGAAAGAAATTACTCGGTATGGTGATGCGTTATAAATTTAAGGACGCTATTAAAGAAAAAGGCAATGACGCACGTTATCACTTTGGCCTGATTGCTCAGGAAGTGCAGGCGGCTTTTGAGGCGGAAGGTCTGGACGCGTTTGAGTACGGTGCGCTCTGTAAAGATGAATTCCCTGATGAATATGAGCCGGTAATGGACACAAGAATGGTTGTGGATAATGACGGCCTGCTGGTTATGGAAGAGTACGATACCGGGGAAAAAAAGGTGATTAAGCAGGGCGGGACAATTCTCTCAGTCAGGGAAGGTGAGCTTCAATTCTTAATGTTGGCGGCATGTCATGGCTGATGTGAATGAGGCTGGCTGGAAGTACAGCAAAGTGGCCTTGTCTGGAGATATTGGACAGCTTAATTGTGGTATTTCTACGGCGCATCCCTATTTATACGGGGTAGGGCAGCAGACAGACAGTGGAAATTATTTAAGCCCGGTAAATGCTGTTACTTTTCTCGCCGGGCAGCTTGTTAAAGCGGGTGATTATTCGGAAGCCATTATTTTTTTAATTTCGGGTGACAGTGAAGCCGATTTTGTCAGTCAGCTTAAAGGTGTGATTGATGTTTTACCGGTTCCGTCACTGACGCAGATTAAAAGACTGGCGGAATCATCCGCCCAGTTAGCTGTTGAAAAAATGATAATTCCAGCGCCTCTCAATGCAGAGCTTTCGTCATCAGCGCCGCTTTCGGTTGCGTCGATGCGATCAGCAGCAAACGCGCTTGCAGTAAAAAAAGCCCAGGACGATGCAGCGGGGCGTTTTAGCCTGGAAAAGCTAAAGCAATCCGTTGCGGGTTTCAGTGATTTACGGGATGGGATGCTTAGTGAGATTGCCTCTGCTCTGGAGGAGCTGCGCGGAAAGAGCGCGAATGTCTGGGTGTTCAGTGGGCAAGGGAGTGTCATTAACAGCTTGGCTGCGATGATGAAGGGCATTCCGCTGGCAACATCTGTTCATTGTGCTGCTGTGATGTTTACCGGTGACGATTTAACAGGTATCAGGGGGATGATTCATGAGTACGAATCCAACACTGGCACTTGATGGCGAAGGCATCCCACTGCAAAACATGCGGATCACACTGTCCATGCAGTTTCAGGATAAAGACCAGGGCGGTCAGACGAGTTCAACCGCGAAGGCAGAGCAGGGCGTAAAGGGGAAAGAGCTGCGCGTGTCCGGGCTAATTCCCTTTACCAAACCGGAAGTATTAAAGCGCATTTTTGAACTGGGGATTGCCACCGGCAGTGATGGCCAGCGTAAGCGGTACCGCGTAGCGCATCAGACCGCGCGAGCCGTTGGACTGCGAGAGGTGATGTTTACCGGGAATATCGATGCACCGGAACAAGATGGCCGCATGGCGTGGATAGTCACTTTTACGCTGACCGAGCAAATGAGCGTGCCGGAAAAGCGTGAGGAACGGACGGCCAGTAAAACGGCAGCAACAAAACAGACGGCTGCGGGGGCGGGATCGTCATCAGCAGCGGGTGAAGACGAAACAAAAATGACGTGGTTTGAGAAAAAAGTGCTCAAGCCGGTTAATGATTCTCTGGGATAACATGAAACCGATTCAGCGCCTTTACCTTTCTAACGACAAGGTGCATTTTTCAGATATGCAGCTGGTCCTTGAGCTTAATAGCTGTGGGCGAGGCTTTATCACTGCCCAGACGTCCACCGACTACACCGGCAAACTGGTGCGTGTTGATGTCGGTTACATGGACAAAGTGCTGCGCTGGTTCACGGGTTATGTGGAGCGCTCACAGCCGGTTGAAAACGGCTTTCAGCGCCTTTTTGTGCGTGAGATTACGGGCGTGTTCGATAAGGCGTGGCCATGCTCGATGCAGCACCCAACGTTACGCCAGTTAGCGGCCTGGCTGACGGAATACAGCGGTATCACGGTGCAGGTGCCTGATGCGTCTTATTCCGATACTGCTATCCCTCATTTCACGCACAGCGGAACGGGCTTCCAGCTACTTAACGTGATTGGCCAGGCTTTTTCAGTGCCGGATTGCATCTGGTATCAGTTGCCTGATGGCGATCTCTACATAGGCGGGGCTGATAAGGGGATGTTTGCCGGGCGTCCGGTTGAGATTCCGGCAGAGTTTGGCCGGGCAGGCGCGGCGGGAAACAGCATGACGGTGCCGCTTATCCAGTCCATGCGCCCAGGCGTTGAGATGAACGGCCAGCGCGTGACAAAGGTTGCGCTCAATAATGGCGAGATGGTGATCACCTGGACACCGCGCAACGTGCAGACCGGGAAGCCATTGCAAAAAACACCGTTCCAGCGTCAGGCGGAAAGCCACTATCCAGAGCTGGCCAGCGGACTGCATACGCCAAAAATGGCACGGGTTGTGGCACATTCTGAGAATGTGGCCAGCGGTAATCTGTCTGATCCGTTCAGGCCGCGTTATGCGGTCAGCCTGCAACTGCTGGACGCTGACGGTAATCCTGACGGGGAAACGCCGGTTTATCCGGCTGTGCCGTTGCCCGTGCCGATGGCTGGCCATGATTCCGGGATGTTCCAGTTTCCGCCAGTGGGAACAAAAGTGGAAATGGGGTTTGTAGGCGGTCGCCCTGATAAGCCATTTATCCGGCAGACAATGGCAGAAGGCAACAGCCTGCCAGATGTTAAGCCGGGTGAGCAGCTACAGCAGCAGCGAGAGGAAGTGTCACAGCGCGTCACGCAGTCAGGTGACTGGGTACGCAAGACTGACCAGGCTATCAGCGAGTCGTCAATGTCTCGCGTGGTGAATGCCGACAGCGAGCAGCGCACGCTGATTAGCCGGGAAACCACGGTTAAGGCAACGGATAAACTCACCGTGCTGGGAACGGCCACGCTGCTGGCCGGAGCTATTCAGCAGGTCACTACTGGGGATTTCAGCCAGGGCATTAAGGGAAACCGGCTGGCCACTGTGGGCGGTGATGATGAAACTGATATTACCGGCAATGCAGCGGTAAGCGTTGGCGGCAATCTTGAAGAGAAGATTGCCAAACTGCGGCAGAGCATTGCCGGGGAGCGTCAGGACATTATTGCGCCGGTTGTCTGGATTGGCTCAGAAAAAGTTAATGCGGCACAACTGATGCTGGACACGTTAGACCTTGTGCAGCAACTGGCCCAACAGTTGGCCAGCCACACGCACCCGTCAACGGGACAGCCTACCAATAGCGAAGCCATAGCAGCCGCAGGAGAGAAGGCGGTGACGCTGACACAGAAGTATTCCCCCATCATCGGGTAA